GAAGAATTCTCATAAATCTGCTGAGTTTCACGCATGTTGTTTACCAACTCCCGAATGATCGGGTCAGTAGTGTTAGCATACTTGTCAATAAACTTGTTACCAGCAACCTCAATCCATTGGCGGTCAAACTCAAACGGGTCAACACCATAAGTTGTTGCTGCAAGAATCTTCAGGTCTTCCTTACGTACATTGGGGTCAGCTTTTAAGGTCTGTTGTATTGCTTCACGAATATCTGTTGCCGTGTACGTCTTATCATAGACAGGGGCTGCATTTCCGCCACTCAGCAAGCCCTGTGCCTGTGTCATAATAGAGTCCGGAACACCGATAGCCCGTAACTCATTCACTAAATCTCTTTCAGACATCAAACCACGACCAACAGTAGACCGGTAGTAGTCGGCCGCTTGCTGAGCAGTTAGCGGGGAAGATGCAGAGGCTGTGGTTGTCGGAATTGTTGTAGCTGTTGTTGTCGGAAGAACAGTGGTTGTAGTCGGAAGTGTTGTAGCAGTGCCGCTAACAACAGGCGACCCTTCTGTAATGGTAGACAACATACCCGGCTGACTACCATACCAGTTTGCTAAATACTGGGCCTGAGTAGGCATTTGACCAGGAACATACTGGTTTAAGAAGTTCTGCAACTGAGCATAGTATTGTGGAGTATTCTCAGGAATACCCTGCGTAGGAATACCTCCTGCGGCCATGTTGTTGCCTCCTAAAACATTAGAGGCTGCGCCTCCAGCTAAACTAAGTAATGAAGATATTGTGCTTGGATTCTTTAACAAACTAGACGCAATAGTACCTAGTTTAGAAGCACCTCCAGCAGCGCCTGCTGCGGCACCTAAGCCAGCCCCATCAGCTAATAGTGCGCCTCCATAAGCAGCGTTCCATTCAGGGATTCCACTAGCAATACCCTCTCCAAGCCATGCACCAGAGCCATAAGCACTGGAACCACCACCAAATAAGCCTTCTCCGCCAAAAGCACCACCAAGTGCCGCTGTTCCTAAAATAGCAGCAAGAGCAGTAATGGCTTTTTTATCACTGGTTTCAATAGGGCTAGTATAAAACTGATACTTGTTCGTGGCCGGGTTAAAGCCTACATTGTATGCTGTACCGCCTTCTCCTGTGTATGTGGCACCAAAGGAGTTTGAATTGGGCCCAACAGGAGAACCTAGAAGTGTATCCCCAGCATAGATAGCAGAAAAAGCAGGGTCTTGCCTAGAACCAGACTCTAACTCCATTTCTGGAGGAGTATACATGCCTGTTTTTAACGAACCAATATCAAGAACATTGGCCTTAGCTAACTGACGCGCCATGTCCAAGGCCACTTGCTCTTGAACGGTGGGTGATCGACCAAAGAACTGAGAGGCTACGTCGTAGTTAAAACCAACACTAGGTGCCTTCTCACTAAACACACCACCAACCAACCGAGAAGTATCTAAATTAGGATAAATTTGGTTATAAAGAGAGCGGAGCGCATCAATGCCATATTCAGTGCCCTCGTAGTCTTTAATTAAAGCCATTATGCTTTCCTTATAACCTCAAATGTATTGATGATGCTCATGTCAGAGCCTGCCTCAGCTTCTGTTCTAATCTGATCGCCTTCTTCCAGCACAATGTAAGCATCACCGTTAAACTTTAAGAAGTTTCCGGCGCTTAAAGTATAGTTATCTAAAACTTTAATCTCTACGTTGGCGCTTTTGTCATACCAGAATACATCAATGTATTTGTTGTTGCCGGTATGGTTCACAATATAACACAAGTTCCACAGAGCATAGTAACCCGTAGGAACAGTGTACAGAGTTGTCTTTGTTGCCGCTGTAAGGTTGTTACCTACGGATATTTGTCTCATTCGTCAGATTCCTCGTCTTTTTTGGGAGGACGCCCACGCTTGGGAGCCTCAGCCTTTTGTGTGACTTCTTCGACCATCTCATAGTCAGGGTGTTTTTTCATACCCTCAATGTACCATTCAGCAAACTCGAAAACATTTCCAGTTTGTTTGCATCTAAATTTCATTTCAGCCTTTCTAAAAGATTCATAAGAACCTTTAAAAAAGGCCAGCCCCGTAGGGCCAGCCTCAAAGTGACTATTAGGCCGGAACAGCCAGAGCCACAGCAGAGTTGTCACGCAGTTCCTTCACGCCATACAGCATGTCGGATGTGAACAGCGTACCCAGGTATTCTTGTTTGTACTGGGTCTGCGAACGAACGCCCATCTGCTCAACCAGAACCGCGAAGTCCTTATGAGCCAGCAGACAGATACGATCACCGTCGGTAGCGGCATCAGCATTGCTGGTGACGAACACCGGAATGCCGTACACGTTGCCGATTTCACCGTTGCGGATGGTGTTAGCAGCACCCGCTTCACCAACGAAAGCCTGCTCGGTGAAACGAGCAATGCCCATCAGGGTGTTACGGGTAGACGGCGGAACGATCAGGAAACGATTGTCCATCGGAACATCGTTGTCGTCAAGACGCTGAATCGAACGACGGATAGCAGCATCGGTCAGAGCACCGGCTGTGCCAGTGTAAGCCGTTGTACCATCAGCGCCCGAGAAAGCACCGGTGTAAGCAGCAGTGCCGTCACCGCCTTGCACACCACGGCCCAGACGAACCAGGTCGGTGTCCACTTGACGGGCCAGAGCGTAGCCAGCGTCGTCGGTGTAGAACTGACGCAGCGACGACAGAGCTTGAGCCTCAACGATGTCTTCGATCAGGCGCGAATACTCATAGTGCTTGTCAATGTTCACGACCACTTCGGTTTCAGTAGCGGCGATCAGCGTAACTTGCGTAGAAGCAGCTTTCACCGAAGCGTTGCCACGGGTGGGCGACGGAATGTGAACAGCATCACCCTTCTTGCCCTTGAACGCCATCTTTTTGACGAGGTTCGCAGCAACGAGGTTCTTCTTGTAAGAAGCAATAATTTCGTCACTCCAAATTTCCGGAATAAATGTTGCACCGGTAGTGGTAGTAACGTGGGCTGTACCTAAAGGCATAATTAAATCTCCTAATTAAAGTTTATTTCACTCGACCCTCCGCATATGCAGCCATGATTTCAGGTTGTAAGGCTTCATAACGGGCAGGGTCTGTCATTTTGAGCCGGATAAGGTCGGCACGGCGATAGACTTTCTTAGAAGATTCCCCAGTTCCGCCAACATCCACAGCAGCAGCCTTCATGTCCGCTTGCCGCACTGCTTTACCAGTGTCAGCAACTTCTTTGGACTTGGAGGTGCGAATCTGCTTGAATGTTGAGATAAGCTCGTCAGCAGCGTTAAAGTCATACTGGGCATCAGCCAAAGCGTACATATTAAGACGCATCGGAGAGGCTTTTACCCAATCTGCAAACTCAGGATCACGCACCACATCCGTAAAGTCCGGATGCTTTTTGGCAAGTGCTGCCTGTGTCTGCAACTGTTTCATCTGAAGTGCGGCTTGTTTAGCAGCCAACACATCAGGATGAGATTCTACCGCTTTCTGAACTGCTTTCTTGGGGTCTTCAAAAAAGTCTAACTCAGTTTCTTCTTTAGTAGGTTCCGGTTGGTTTGCCGAGAGTTGTTGTTTCAACAGTTGGTCAGCGAGCTTACGAACTTCCCCAACTTCCTGTGCCTGTCGTCCAATCAGCTTTTCAGCTTCTTGGTGCATCTGCACAATTTCCTCAAGACTCTTACCCTTGTATTTATCGGGAATCTTGGGAACATCGGGCTGCTGTTCTTCGGGAGCAGCAGTTTCTTGTTTTTGTTCTTCTGCCTCTAACTCACTTACTTGATTCAGTTCGTCGTCATTATCAATAAGAGCCATACCTAACCTTTCGTCCTGCCTAAACGGTTTTAGGACATTTATTTATGCAATCAGGTTCCCGTTACTCCCCATGAGCAGCGGCCTGTTTGCGTTCTTGTTTTAACTTCTCTGCTCTGACTCGTTCCCACCGGCTGTAAGCACCGGGAAAAGCTCCAGTGAAGCCCTCCAGTTTTACAGTACCAGCAGACACAATCCTGACAGCATCCTTACCGCATTCTTTACACGGCGCAGAGCGAACACTGTCATCTACAAAAGATTCCGTTACGTGACCTTCGGGGCAACGGAATTCAAAGATTCGTTTCATCTTTTAACTCCTCGTATGCTTTACCACAGGCTTCTCGTCGGGTAAGAAGCAAATCTAATATGTCAATTTGGCCTTTCCTGTACCATAAATCATGCGCGTCAGTGACCAATGATAAATTATTAGTTGCGTCTTTAATCTTCTGCAAATCCTCAATTAAGTCAGTCCAACCTGGCTTAGCCATCATGTCGAACTGAGCTTCGTAATACTTTTCCAATTCAGGTGTCACGGATTGTTCCTTTCTGGAGTCCTTATACCCTAATATTATATATTAAATTGTTACTTTTGTCAACAGTTATTGCATGTTTTTTGACTGCATCTGAGCAATCGCAATACGCTCGTTACTGTCAATGTCCTTCTCTTTTAGAGCAATTTCAGCCAGTTTTACCCGGCGCTCAAAGTCTTTGCTCTCGTTATCCTCGTTTAAGTTGGTAGACAACGCAGAAATGACTTTTGCACGGGCAAGTTCCGGAGCCACCTGAGCTTCAACAGTGGCTTTTTGAGCCTCTGCTGTCTCGCGCTGGGCTTTTGCCTGCATTTCGCTGATCTGAGCCTGCAACATAGCCATTTGCATCTGTTGCTGCTGCATTGCAGCCTGCTGAGCCTCCGGATTGGGCTGGCTCATCTGTGCCAGAGCTTGCAGAATGTCGCCACGGTTGCTTAGACTGCTGTTCTGGACGATTCCTTGCAGAATCAGCGGCAGAACCGGCGTATCCGGGCCTAAAGTCTGCAACAAAGCAATCATTTGCTGTTGTTCAAACTCACGCGCCAGAATACCAAGCGTTGCAGTCGGAATAAACTCCATGTCCTCAGCCGGATAACGGTCAGGATCAAACTGCATGTAGCGCCAAGCAGCCTTGTTGATGAAGGGGATCATAAAATCCTCTTGGAAATTCGACAAGGTACGCTTGTATTTCTTGATAATCCCGGCCATCGCCATGCTCATTCCACCTGCACCAGCATCTCGCGGCACATTGGAAGGCATTCCAGCACTATCCACGGTTCCAGTAGCTTGCAGAAGCATTCGCTCAAAGTTCTGAGCCGCTGCAACAGCATTCTGGTCTGTTTGACCGAACTTGAATGGGGTAAGAATCTCAGCCGGATTACCGTTTGTCAGGATTGCCTTACCCGGCTTCACCTCAAACTTGGCTCCACGCGGCAGTCGCGTAGCATCCATAGCAATCATCGGGGCAGTTGTCAGCGCCAGAGAGTCCATATGGGCGCGTAACTGGCCGTCGATGGCCTTCTGCATGTTGTAGCCCTTCTCAACCGTGCCACGGCCCCAGAAACGACCGGGAACAGTGTCATCCTGGTACGCAATGACCGGACGATCCTTCATCATGTACGGGTTTGGCTCTGCTTTGAGCAGAACGCTGTCGTTGGCAATGACGACAACAGCCTCTACCAGATTGCTATGCTCATCAGCAGCACTACCTTCCGGGAATAATTCTTCAAATTCTTCGTCATCTGTGCCTTCAAGGTACTCTCGCGGCACTAAACCGTAGTAAGTGAGCAGCTTTACCTTGTCGTCATCAAACTTTCGTGCATCCTGTGTTGCTTCCAAAGCATCGTCACTAGGCATCGTGGTAATGTCTACCTTCTTGTAGATACCTTTTTCAATGCCTTCCACAACCTTATGGATAGAAACATACTTCTCAATCGCTACACCCATTGCATCATCAATGGTTTCAGCATTGGGATCAATCAAAAAGTTCTTAGGATTGACCGGCTTTAACTTGACACAGACACGCTCAGTCTCATTTACACCGATTGCAGCCACGCCTTGCATACCGGGAATGGCTTGAGTAGCCGGGGAATACTGGTACTCAGACTTTACAACAATCTCACCAATACCAGTACCATAAATCTCAGCCATCAGTTCGATATGGTCAACAGATTTCTTGACTTTATCGCGGCTGAAGTCTTCCATCAGTTGTTTCTTGATGACTTCAACATCAAACGGATTCTGGTTGTTGTCCCGAATATCGTCCTTGATGTCAAAATACTC